CGAACGCTATCCGTCTACACATCCGCAATACCCTAATCAACTTCGTTACCGCCAGATTATTGTGTCTATGGGTCGCCAGAATGGTAAGTCGCTGTTAGGTGCGATTCTGGGAGTGTATGGTCTGCTCTTACATAACCAAGGTGCTCAGGTAATTAGCCTGGCATCATCTACTGACCAAGCCCGAATTATTTACTCTAGGGTTCTCTTCACTATTCAGCAGAATGAATGGTTAGCGAAACGCTTTAAGAAGGCTACTGAGCAACGAGGTATTTTGACTGCTGATGGTTCTGGGCGTTATGACGTGAAGGCTGCTAAAGAGTCTGCTCTGCAAGGTATTCCCATGAGTCTTTGTCTCTTTGACGAGCTTCACCTTGCTAAGACTGGAATGTGGTCAGCAGCGGTTCTGGGTACTGCACAGCGTAAAGATGGAATGGTTATTGGCATTACTACTGCTGGAGACCAGTCAAGTGAAACGCTTATAGATCTATACAAGTTAGGGACTGCCGCATCTCAGGGAGACCCAGACTTAGAACGTATTGGGTTCTTCTGCTGGCAAGCGAATGATGGTGCACAAGTGGATGAACCTTTGGCACTAAAGATGGCGAACCCTAGCATTGAAGCTGGAAGACTTGACTTGAATACTGTGCTGTCTGACATCAGGAGCATCCCAGAACATGAGGCTCGCAGGTATCGACTAAACCAGTTCATTGCTGGTACCGCTAATTCTTGGATTGCTTCGGAACTATTTGCTAGGGCAAGTGGAGATGGAATTACAAAACAGGATGATGTTGTCTTGTCTGTGGATAGAACTAAGAATTGGGAGTTCGCAACTATTGCAGCTGCTCGTAAGACAGAGGATGGAACATTTGAAACTGAGTTGGTTGCTACTTACGCTGGTGCTACTGAGAGAGTTCTTTACAACAGACTTAAGGAACTGTACGCCAGGGGAGGCATTTCGGCTATCGCTGTTGATGACCGCCAATTACCTAATCTTGCTAAACTCCTAAAACAAGATGGGTTACCGGTCTGGCAGTTATGGACTAAGGAAATCTCGTCAGCTTGTTCTACTGTTTACGCTATGTTCTCTACTGGTGTAGTCAAGCATCGCAATGATCCACTTCTCCAGTTACAAAGTCCCAAGGGTATTGCTAAATACACAGGTGAGACTTGGTTGATTAGTCGCAAAGATTCTCTTGGAGATGTTGATGCTCTTATGGCGACTATCATGGCACTTTATGTATCTGCGACACACCGAGAAGTTGGATTACAAGTTTTTTGACTTTATGTAATTTGTGGTATACGTTCACGATAGATGGCAAACATATTTACCAGACTCTTGGGTAGAGAACGTGAAACTCGCAGTTCTACCCCAATTTGGCCTACCCGTTCTGATGTGGGTGTTGGTCCTAATCAAGCTCTAACTCTGACTGCTGTTTACAGGTCTATTCAGATTATTGCGACACCAATCTCAAAGATGCCTATGCAGACTTTTAGGTTTGCGACCGGTCTTGAGGTTCCAGTTGAGAACCCTATTCTTGTAAACAAGCCAAACTACTTGGACACTAAGAGAGACTTCTTATTCCAGACTGTCGTATCTATGGCACTTGATGGCAACGCATTCTGGCTAAAGTCTTATGGATCTAATGGTCAGGTCAATAACCTAACTTTGATTCCACCTAGTGCTGTAACTATTCGCCTGGTCAATGGCATCAAACACTATGACTACCAAGTCAATCAGGACACTCCAGTTGCGACTACTACAACTGACATTCAGCACCTCAAGCTCTTCAGCAGAGTTGGATACCTAAGAGGTCTAGGTCCTATTGACTCTTGCCAGCAAGACATTTCAGCTGCATTAGAACTTCGTAACTTCGCTGCTAACTGGTTTGGTCAGGCAGGTATTCCAACTGGAATCCTAAAGACAGACAAGCCTATTGGTGCTGAGGATGCTAATGAGATTACTGAGAGATGGCATGCCAAGCAGTCTGAGCGTAAGGTTGCTGTTCTTGGTCAGGGCTTTGAATGGCAGACTGTTCAACTAAACCCTAGAGATGCTCTATTTACTGACGTGCAGGTTCAGCAGGTTCAGGCTATTGCTCGTTTGTTTGGTATTCCAGCGAGACTGCTACTAACTGGAGTAGATGGATCATCAGACACTTATACAAACTTGCAGGATGAAAACCAAGTCTTCTACCGCCACACAATCATGGCTTACACCGATGCTATTTCAGATGCTCTATCAGAATGTCTGCCAAGGGGTACTCGTACAGAGTTCAACTTCGAAGGACTTTTCAGGGCTGACATGGCTAACAGATTCAACATGTATGAGACAGCGATTCGTGCTGGCTTTATGACAACCGAAGAAGTAAGAAGAAAAGAGGGTCTGGAATGACCGAATTAGAAACTAGAAGTTTCGAAGTAAGACTTGAAGCTGACACTAGAGAAGTAGTTGGACTGGCTGTACCTTATGGGCAGACTGCTGACATTGGCGGAGTTTATCGTGAGGAGTTCGCTCCAGGTGCAATCCGTTCAGTTGAGGATGTCAAACTCTTCTGGCAACACTCAGAACCTATTGGCAAGATTCTCGAAGGTAGAGACACCGAAGAAGGCTTTGAGATTCGTGCAATGATCTCTGACACTCCTAGAGGTAACGAGGCATACACACTTTTGCGTGATGGCGTTATCAACAAGTTCAGCGTGGGCTTTGTACCAGTTGAGCAGACCAGAGATGGCGACCTAATCACTCGCACCCTAGTGGACTTGAAAGAAGTCTCACTCGTAAGTTTTCCAGCGTTCCAAGGGGCAGATGTCTCTGAGGTACGCCAGGAAGAAACAACCGTTACTGAAGTGGTAGCGGATTCAATCCGAACAAAGGAAACCCACATGTCTGAAAACATGGAAATGGATGTCCGTTCAGTTCAAGATGAAGTGGCTGAAATCCGCAGAGAACTTGAGCTAGTAAAGACACCAGCAATCGCAACAAACGCATTTGAGACCAAGTTCCGTTCACAAGGTGAATACGCTAAGGCTCTTGTTTCAGGTGACCAGGATGCAGTTGAACTGTTCCGTGCAACTTCAGCGGATGCAGCTCTTCGCCCAGCATTCGTTGGTTACATCAACAACCTAATCAACTCAGGTCGCCCAACTCTAAACGCATTCAACGTTCAGGCTCTACCAGCTACTGGTTTGACCATTGAATACGCAAAGGTAAACACCAACACAATCGCTGTTGGAAAGCAGACCACAGAGAACACCGCACTTTCAACTGGTGACGTTGCTCTTTCAACTGTTTCAGTTACTGTAAACACTTATGGTGGTTACACAAACATCTCTAAGCAAGCTATCGAGCGTTCAACTGTAAACTACCTAGACGTAGCATTCCAGGCAATGTCTCTTGCTTACGCAAAGAAGATGAACGTGGACTTCATTGCTGTTCTAACAGGTCTAACTTGGACTGGTAAGACCTTCGACATCTCTGCTCTAACTGCTGCTGCAGTAATGGGTGGAATTGCTGATGGTGCAGCTTACATCTACAACGCAACTGGTCTATCTCCACAGTTCATCGTTGCAGGTACAACTGCTTACAAGCGTCTAGTTTCAATCGTAGACACAGCTGGTCGCCCAGTTGTTGCTCAGGTTGGCGATGGCTCAAACTCAATCGGTGGATCAAACATTCCTGGTCTAACAGGTTCAATCCTTGGACTCCCAATTGTTGTAGACCCAGCGATGGATGCTAAGACTGCTTACCTAGCACACTCTTCAGCATTGACAACTTACGAATCAAGCGGTAACCCTACTCGCCTAAGTTCAACTGATGTCACCAAGCTTCAGGACACATACTCTGTTTACGGATACGCTGCTGTTGCAGTTCCGTTCGAGGGTGCAATCGTCAAGCTAAACACAGGAGCCTAATAACTCATGGCTGTAACGGTGGAACAGTTCAGGGCGTATGTTGGAACTAAAGAAGTCTCTAGTTTCGTAGACTCCTGCTTGGCTTCGGCTAATCAGATGGTTGCGAAGTTTGTCGGTTCAGGTCGTGTACCTACCGATGTGCTAGATTCTGCTGTTCTTTCATGTGCTTCTGAATTGTTCCATCGCAGGTCTGCACCTAACGGTGTGGCACAGTTCGCTGACCTTGGTACTGCGGTACGTATTGCTAAGGATCCAATGAATGCAGCTAGGGAAATGCTCCTACCATTTACAGGACCCGGTCTATGAGCAATGAGATAACAGCATCTAAAGCAGAGTTTGCTTTGGACTTGCAGACAGCAGGGTTAGATGTTTTGGACTATGTTCCAGAACGTATTACTCCGCCTATTGTTATCATCACCGCTGGTAGTCCGTATCTTGTAGCTGAGACTGTTGGAAGAGAGTTCCGTCTAGGTCTAAACCTAACTTTGGTGGCATCAACTGCTACTAATGAAGAGGCAACTGAGGCACTCGATGAACTTATTGCTGACACAGTTACAGCAGTCACTTCTTTAGGTTATGTAATTCTAAAGAGTGTAAACCCACCTTACAGATTGTCTGCAAATAACGCCGAGTATCTTGCAAGTGATCTAAACCTTGATTTATCAATAACTCTCTAGAAGGAGAAACCCGATGCCAGCATCAACAAGAATCAAAGCAACAAACATCAAGTTCCTTATTGGAACAACCGAATACGCATGTGACGCAACAATGGTTGAATTGACCCTAGACGATGCTCCAGGCGATGTTCAGACATTCTGTGAAGTACGTGCAGGTGGACAATGGACACTAAACCTAGAGGGTCTAACCTCTGGAGATGCCACAAGCCTTTACCGTGTTCTTTGGGCTAACTTCGGAACCGAAGTTGCATTCACCGTAGCACCACAGGGTAACGCTGTTGGAACAACATCTTCACCTATCTACACAGGTACAGTTGTCTTCGACCAGTTGCCACCACTAAGCCTGACAAGCAACGAGATCGTCAAGTTCTCAGTAGCACTTACTGTCAAGGCAGCAGTTCACACACCAAGCACCACACCTCCTGTTTACTACGGTCTAACTGTAAAAACAGCTGTTTAGTTAGTTTCCTGTGGAGACTGGAATTGATGAAGGGGACCTTCGTCTAGCTCTAAAGGCTATGAAGGAACTTGGTGCAGACCAAAGCGTTATCAAGGATGCTGGGCAGAAGGCTGCTGAGATTCTTTTGAGACGTTCTGTTCCGTTGATTCCAGTCAAAACAGGACTACTTCGCAATAGTGCGGAGACTGGCAGGAATGCTGTCGGTGGAAGTGTGCGAGTTCGTGCGAGCTTAGTCCCTTACGCTAACCCTATTCACTGGGGTTGGATCTATGACAAGAAGCGACTTGTATACAGAGGAATCAAACCGCAACCATTCTTTACTGAGGCACTCGGCTATAGTAGAGATGAAATATTTGCAACTTACACTCGTTTGATGCAACAACACATTGACAATTTACCAGGAGCAAAAAGATGACCAACCAGACATTTGACTTTGAATCACTAACACTAAATGAAGTTGAGCAAATTGAACTGATTACTGGAAACAGTATCGACCAGTTGCTTGATGCTGGACAGGCTAAAGGGAAAGCCATGAAAGCAATTATCTTCATTATGAAGAAAAGAATTGACCCAGACTTTACTTTGGAACAGGCAGGACAAATCTCAATGACTGAGGCTAACAGCTTGTTTGCAGGTGCGTCTGACCCAAAAGAGTAGTAGCTGACAGAGCAGCCGAACGTCTAGCGTTCATGGTTGTTCATGCAGGTCTAAGTCTTACTGAAGTGAGGCAAATGACTTTGCGTGAATACCAGGCTGTTATGGATGCACTAAAAGATAAAGGATAGACATGGCAACAAATCTTGTAGTCAATTTCATAGGTAAGAATGAGTTATCTAAGACTACTGCTGTAATGTCTAAGGACCTTCGCAAGTTCAAGGGTCAAATAGATGCTGTAGGTAAGAGCATGAACAGCACCTTTGGTGCTTTGGGTCTGGCTGTGGGTTTAGGGACTTTAGTCAATGGGCTAAAGAATGCCACCAAGGCTGCTTCTGATGATCGTAAGTCTCAGGGACTTCTTGCCACAGCTCTAAAGAATACTGTTGGTGCAACTGACCAGGCTATTGCTGGAGCCGAATCTTACATAAAGAACACACAGTTACAAACCGCTGTTCTGGATGATGAACTTAGACCAGCACTTGCCACCGCTGTTCGAGCTACTGGCTCTTTGACCAAGGGACAAGACCTTTTAGATGTTGCTCTGGATGTGTCTGCTGGTACAGGTAAAGACTTAGGCACAGTAACTAACGCTATGAGCAAGGCGTTCAATGGCAACTCTGGGGCACTAAAGAAGTTACTGCCTAGCATCAAAGATGGCTCTGACTTTATGGAGCAACTAAAGACTCAGTTCGCTGGGTCAGCAGAAGAAGCGGCTAACCTTGACCCTTACAAGCGTTTGGAAGTTATCTTCGCAGACATACAGGAAACTGTGGGAACTGCTTTGCTACCGGCTTTGGAAGAGTTTAGCTTCTATCTTGCTAGTCCAGAGGGTCAGCAGAATGTACGCCAAATTGTAGATCTCTTTGTTGCTATGGGTAAAGCCATTGGCGATGTGATTACATTCCTAATCCAGAACATTGAAATGGTAAAACTAATTGTCTTAGAACTTGTAGTTCTGAAACTGGCTTGGGTTGGAATAAATGCAATCGTCAAGTTGTACACCATTGGTGTTATTGGTGCGACTACTGCAACTAGAGCTTTGAAATGGGCTTTGGTTAGCACAGGTCTTGGTGCTATTGCTGTTGCTGTTGGTACTTTGGCTGCTTCATGGTTAGAGACCGCTGAAAATACTGAACTTGCTTTAGACGCTGCGGAGGATTATTCAGGTTACATCACAGAGATTCCACCATCTCCTACTGGTTATAGTCCTGAATATTGGGCAGAACAGAGACGATTGGCAGAAGAAAGAAAACGGCTTCAAGTCCAACAGGCTAAAGAACTTGCTGATGCTGTTCGTAGAGCTTTGAAATCTAAGATGGAGGGCATCAAGAAGACTGCCGAAACCTTTAGAGATACTGTTGGAATTGCTTTTGGTCTGTTTGGTAAAGATGAATACGCTGTGTTCAACGTGGATTACTTTGTCGGTAAGTTGAAGCGTATGGTTGCAGCTGCTAAAGGCTTTGCACAGAACCTAGCGAAGATTAACAAGATTGACCCTAGCGGTAGCCTTGCTAACGAGTTGATTGGTATGGGTCCAGTTGAGGGAAACATCGCTGCACAAGGTCTTCTAGCCTCTGGACAACTAAAGGACATTGTAGGTCTAAGAACTCAACTTTATGGCGTTGGTGCTCAAGCTGGGGCTGTTTCAGCGGTTGCTGGTAATGCTACTTATGAAATCAACATCAACAAAGCGGTCATTAGTGCAGCAGACATTATCAAAGAGATCCGCATGCTAGAGAAGAAGACTGGTCGTAAGTATTTGGTTGGTAGCTAATGCCTAATGATGTGTTTGAAATTGCAAGAGACTTGTCAATTCGGTATTTCAATTCAACCCTTGGGGCTTATGTTGAGATAGTTGCTGACTCTTTTGAGGTAGAAATTGACCGAGGCATTGACGTTGAAAATGGTGTTTTCGCTGAAGGTGCTATTGGTACTGCAACTGTCAAGCTGGTAAAGAAAAATCTTACTGACTTCTTGGGCACTCCAGGTTATAAGTCTGGTGACCAGTTTGATATTCGTTATAGACCTAACCCAGATACTTTGCCATTTGTTTACAACATAATTTATGGTGGTTGGATTCAGAACGTATCTATGACCTACATAAATGAATCTCAGACACTTGAAATCACTATTACTGCTAATGATGCGATGAAGGTTTTTCAGAACACTTTGATTCCATCTTTTAGCGTTACTGGAACTGTGGTGAACAGGTCTTTCCGTAACTGCATGATCAACTTGACTGCTGCTATAAACGCAGCAACAACTTATCCAGGAGGAGTTAGCCTAACTGCTTTAGGTGCTGGTGCTTCTGGAACTACACAAAGAGCATTCACTTGGACTAATACGCCTGCTGGTGAGATTGCATCAAAGTTTATGGATGCTGAATTGGGCTGGTATTTCACAGGTAATGGTGGTGGAGTTCAGTATCTGACTAGAACAGACATAAACACTTTACAAGCTGTGACATTCAATCCTGCAAGTCCTACTGTGTCTAACGTTCATTTTACTAACTTGCTAACTAATGGAACTTTCGAGGTGAACACTACTGGCTGGTCTCCTGGCACTAGCGTTACTTTGACTAGAGATACTGCTCAGTTCTATGCAGGTGTTGCCAGCATGAGAGTAAACTCGACTGCGACCACAAGCACCGCTTATACTTTCCAGACCAATACCACTATGACTGCTGTGGCAAAGAGCAAATACAAAGCATCTATTTGGGTAAAGGCACAGGCTAATACTCCAACCGCTAGAGTGCAGATTGCTTATGTAAACTCCGGTGGAACCACTCTTCAATTGGATTCAAGTGCATTTATAGCTGTGAACACTTCTGGATGGACAGAGCTTGCAATTACAAGTGTTGCTCCAGTTGGAACTAGCAGGGTTGAACTAAGAGTCCAGGCTAATAAGACATCAGCTGCAATTGGATCACTATGGGCTGACGTTGCCAAAATTGAAAACCTAACCACAATTAGTGCTAACCACTTCTGTTTAGACAACATCAACTTGCAATACGATTCAGACATTCTTGTAAACAAGTGTGTGGTCATTGACGGAACTGCTGGAACTAGAACTGTGGCAACTAACTCTGCATCAGTTACTGCAAGCGGTGAACAGTCAGGTACTTTTACTGTGGACTTTGACCCTGCTGGTGCCAGCACTTATGCTCAATGGGCTACCGAGGTTGCCAACGCTGCAACTATCAAACAGGTTTATGGAGTTACTGTGCCACCAGTCCGAGATGATGGCGTTATTGGTAACATCGCTAACTGGGGTGTTGGAACTACTTTGCAGGTAGAGTTTGCTCAGGATCCATTACCAGCATTACAGGTGGTCTCTATTGTCAGCAGAATCAACCACATCATTACACCACAGCATTGGGAAATGAACATTGGTCTTTGGAGGGGAATGTAATGACTATTGAAACTTGGGTTTATTTACTTAGCGGTGTTGTAGGTGGAACAGGTGTTTCCAGCTTGTTCAAGTACTTGACTAACCGCAGGTTTCAGAGCATTAGCCTGGAAGAGAAGTTACGTGCAGAGATGTACGCAAATAACAAAGAGCTAAGGGATGAACTCGCCACGCTAAAGCAAGAACTAGACCAATGGCGTGACAAGTATCTAAACTTACATAGGGAATACACCAGACTAAAGTCTGCATTCGACAAATTAGTAAAGGATAAATAATGGCTAAAGAACCAGTATTGGCACCAAAGGTAACTACTTCATGGGGCATTGATCACTATGCAGCATTAGAAGCTGAGAAGTCTGCTCCAGTAGAGGCTCCAGTAGTTGAGGAAGTTGTAGAAGACGTTGAGTGAGACATTCACTATTAGTGATGGCAGGTTTGACCTTGTTGTCCTTGCTGGTAGCACTTTCCCTAGTGTTGCTGGCGACTGCGAGTTTTACCCTACTGACAGCGTTGGAGCACCTTTCCAGCTGACTGGGTGGACTGCAAGATTACAGATTAGAGAGAACCCTTCTACTTCTGCAATCATTGACATCAACCCAACTGTGAACACTACTGCTAACTCTGTGGCGTTTTCACTAACTCCAGCTCAGACTTCTCTCCTGGTAAAGACAGATTATGTTTGGGCTATCGAATTGACACAGACTTCTACTGGCAAGGTTATGACTTTGGCTAGGGGTCAAGTAGAGGTAAGTCCAGAAATCGTCAAATGATCGTAAATGTTGTAGTTCCATCAGTAGCACCAGTTCAGGTAGTTGTACCTGACGCTTTGTATGCTCAGGTTTACTTCGCAAGGGGTGAACAGGGCGTTCAGGGTATTCAGGGTCCTGCTGGTGGAGCAATCTTTCCAACATCAACATCATTCACTCCAGTATGGTCTGGCACAGGTTTAGCGTATTCTGGTGGAGCAACTGGAGATTACACAGTCTTTGGTAATCAAGTCTTTGTGAACATCAACATCGCATTTACTGGGGTCACTAACTTTGGTACTGGACAATACAGCATCACTTTGCCATTCACAGCTGCTAAACATCAGGATGTATTTGCTGGTTCAGTTCACGATGATAATTCACCTGTGGTGCATTGGTCTTTGAAGGGACACTTGACCGCTGGATCTAACGTTATGACTTTGTGGTACTTGAGTGCTCAGGGGAATAAACTGCGAGACGAACCATTTAAATACAATGACCCTTTTACTTTGGCAACTCCTGACGAGTTCCATTTGTCATTCAATTACGAGAAGAGTGCATAATGACAACACTTTTACATCCAGTCTCACCTGCGACTATTTCAGACACTTTTGGGACACATTCAGAGCTTCGTAAGTCTTTGGGGTTAGGTCCACACAGAGGCGTTGATTATGCTGTGAAGCGTGGAACACCACTAAAGGCTGTGGGGCGTGGAACTATTGTTGGCGTTTACGAGTCAAAGGTTTTAGGCTGGGTTGTCGAACTTCGCACTTATGCTACTGCCGAGAAGATTCGCATTTTCGCATACTGCCACTTGGATTCTGCTGATGTAAAAGTCGGGGACAAGGTCAAGCAGGGTGACATTATCGGCAAGTCTGGAAACTCTGGTTCAGCAACCTCTGGAGCACATCTGCACTTTATGTGTGGCAAAGCCGAACACTTAGCAACATCACCAGTTGAAGACCCGCTTCAATGGTTACCAAAGATTGGACAAAAATAATGAAGTATTGGATCACAAGAACTCTTAGAGTTGCAGCATTCGCATTAGCGACTGGTATCGCATTCATGGGAGCAGGAAACGTTTTTGGCATTAGTGCTGTGCAGTCAGCTGCATTTGGTGCAGTAGGAGCAGTCCTAGGTCTATTGGCGACCTTGCTGTTCACTTACGCTGGTAAAGCATCAGTCCCAGATGCAGACTTTGACAAAGCAATCAACCAGGCAATCGAATCAGTTGCCAGCGATGCGAAAGACAAGAAGAAGTCGTAAGTCCCTAGTATGCTTTTAGCATGACTATTGACCAACAAATAGAATCACTTGGCTGTGCCAAATTATTGGGGTATTTCGAACACGCATCTGACGAATGGCATGAAGCTCGTAAAGGTGTTGCTGGTTCACTTGTAGGAACTCTTATGGGGCATAACCCTTGGCGTTCTGCCTATACTGCCTATTACGAGGCTATTGGGGAATTACCTAGGGACTCTTCTGGTCCTTCTATGGCTATGAAACTTGGCACAATCTTTGAGCAACCTATTCAGGACCTTTGGGTTTCCGAGAATGCTGAATGGCTTACAGCTCATAACACAGGCACTTGGGCTAGTGCAACCGAACCACGATTCAAAGCTAACCCTGATGCCATTATCGAATGGGCTGATGGATCATTAGGCGTTCTGGAAATCAAGTTCTCACGTAACCCCATGAATGAATTACCGCCTCACTATAAAGACCAGGTGATGTGGTACATGCACGTTCTAGGTTTGAGGAAGGGAATCTTAGTTGCTGTCGCTAATGGTGAGATGGTCGAGCATGAGATTGACTATGACCCTGAATACGCTAATGAATTGGTGGCTAAAGCCTATGAGTTCTTAGAGTGTTTAGAACGTCTTACACCTCCAGACTGGGATGGTTCACAGAGCACTTACGAGACTGTCAGGACACTAAGCGAAAACATCTTTGATGGTGACATCGAGCTTGGCGAATTGTATCCGCAACTAATCAGAGCAAAAGAATTATCCGAAGAGACTGAAAAGCAATTTACGCTGCTAAAGTCTAAAGTCTTACACCTCATGGATGGGGTGAAAGTAGGTCTTTATCAAGGGGATAAAGTTCTATCATTACAGGCTAGAGGTTCTGGTCTGCCGTTTATTGTTTTCAAGAGAGGTTAACAATGAGTTTCATGAACGATTATGTGGATGTTGCAGAACGTATCCGCACTTTTAGAGAGAAGTACCCTAATGGATCGCTACAACAAGTCTCACTTCAATTCATTGAGTTTGCTGGTAAGAGTTGGGTTGTTTATACCGCTGCTGCTTATCGGACTCCTGACGATATTACTCCTGGGCATGGCACTGCTTGGGAACCTGTTCCTGGTAAAAGTAATTTCACCCGTGATTCGGAAGTTCAGAACGTAGAGACCTCAGCTTGGGGTAGAGCAATTATTGCTGTTCTAGTTGCTGATGGTGGTAAGCGTATTGCGAGCAGACAAGAGGTTCAGCATCAAGCCCCTGTGAGCCTCAACAGCGAGGACTTCTTAGCGTTAGCCCACCTAGAGTTCGAAAAGGGTGACATCGAGGCTCTACGAGGCGTTTACAAGCGAGCGAAGGCTACTAGGGGAGTATCTCCAGACTTGCTAAACAAGATTGAAGAATTGGCTAAAGGTCTAAAGAAGTAAAATGCCCTGCTCTAGTCGGAGAGGAAGAACAACCAGAACAGGGCTACACTCTAAGGAGTGCATAGGGACAACCAACTGTCCCACTAAAATACTTACAACATCAGAGAGAAGAGTCAAATGAGTGCAGCGAGTGTCGCATCAGTTTTCCATCATTCACACATGGCAGGAACCCCGAAGCTTGTGCTTTTGGGAATAGCCTGGCATGAAGATGAAACAGGTGGAGGTGCATGGCCATCTATTCCAAGATTGGCAATGTATGCAGGAGTTTCAGAACGTCAGGTAATACGAGCACTAGCTGTGCTTGAAGAGTCTGGTGAACTGGATATTGATCGTCATAACGGAAGAAGTTATGGTGGTCAGAAAACTAATCGTTACTGGATAAATGTCCCATGTCCAGAAGACTGTGCTGGGGGTCCTTGGCATCGTGCTTTTGACGATTATGTACCAAAGTTCGAGGTTGTGGATAACTTCGACACACGTGACATCCAAGGTATCAAACCATGACATCTAGGGTATCAAACCATGACATCTAGGACATGAAACCATGACACTAATGTCACCTAATAAACAATATATAAAAACAATATTAAAAACAAAATAACTATATAAGAGAGGCCTGTGGATAACATGGCAAAAGTTCAATTTCAAATGGTAGTAAGCAAGGT